CGGCGGCCTGCTACGTCGAGGACCATCCGGACGAGAGCTACAACGGCACCAGCGCCATCCCGCTGGGGCTGTTCGAGCCTGGCGACGACAACATCAACACCCGCCTACCGCGCCTCGACGCCATCAACATTTACGGCAACCACGTGGTCGGCTGGACACCCTCCAGCGTCGATCAACTTGCCAACGACTGGATCGAGGCAACAGCCGACGCAGAGGTTATCGACTGACGCTCCGGCTTCCGGCCTGGGCCTCTCGCCTTGGCCGGTCTCCCGAACGCCAGTCATATCCGGTTCCAAGGCCCATGCCCCGCACATCCGATCCCCGCCAAGTTGATTTCCTCGACAATTTCGAGGTGCTCGAGGAGCCCGCGACGATCCGTCCGGGCAGCCTCGACATCGCCGCGGAACTGTGCGCGGCGCTGGCCCAGGCGATCAAGGAGAGCCCGTTCAGCCGGCCCGAAATCGCGGCACGGATGAGCGACGCCCTTGCCGAGCCGATTACCGAGCACATGCTCAACAAGTGGACCTCGAAGGCCAGCGAGAAGTGGCGGTTTCCGACCGAGTACGTGCTGGCCTTTGAGGAGGCGACAGGTAGTCAGGCTATCATCCGGCTGCTGGCCCGCAAACGCGGCTTGAAGCTGGCTACACCGAAGGAAGGGCGGGACGCGGAAATCGGCCGTACCCAGCGGGAAATCCGCGCCATGCAGCGCCGGCTGCGCGAGCTGATGGGAGGCGCGGCATGAGCGCGACCGTCACCATTGGTCAGATCGCCGAGGCGCTGGGGATTACTCCGAGCGGTGTGACCAAACGCGCGGCTCGCGATAGCTGGAAATACAATGAGATTGCGGTACGGGGTGGTCGGCAACGCCTCTACCCGGTCGTCAATCTCCCGACGGAAGTCCGCGATGCGCTCGCCAGCCATCAGTTGATGACCCGCGCCGGCGTGCCTGCTCTGGCCTCGTCAGTCACGCCGGCGGAAATAGAAACCACGCCGGTGCGGGCAGCTACGTCGCTCGCCGAGGCGGACCTCAAGTCCTGGCAGCGCAAGATCATGCTGGCACGCCTGACGCTCGTCCGCGAGGCGAACCGGCTGTCGCGCACCACCCCGAAGATGCGGGCGATCGAGATGATCGTCGAGGCCGGCAACGCCGGCCGGCTACCGGCCGAGTTGCAGCGCGCCGCCGAGGCGGCCAGCGCCAAGCGCGGCGACAAGGCGCCGCTGTCGGTGACGACACTCCGGCGCTGGATCGACGATCTGCACGCCGCCGGCGGGCGGGCGGTCGCCCTGGCGCCGGCCTCGTCGCCGCGCGAGCAGCACCTGCCGCCGGCCTGGCTGGCGCCGTATCTCGACTACTACGCGCTGCCATCCAAGCCGTCGATCGCCGGCGCCGCTAAGGAAATGGCCAGGAAATGCCCCGGCGTGGAGCTGCCGCCGCTCCGGACCATCCAGCACCATATCGCCAAGATGCCGGCGATCGAGCGGGCGCGCGGCCGGCTGGGGCCGAGAGCGCTGCGGCAGCTCAAGGCGTTCGTCAGGCGCGATGTCTCGGACCTCTGGCCGACGGCGGTCTACGTGACCGACGGCCACACGCACCACCGGATGGTGGCGCACCCGATGACCGGCAAGCCGTTCCGGCCAGAAATCACCTCGACGATCGATGTGGTGACGCGCCGGGCGGTCGGCTGGTCGGTGGCGCTCTCGGAAGCGACCTTCGGCACCATCGACGCGCTGCGCCACGCCTTCACCACGTCGGGCGTGCCGGACATCTGGTATGTCGACAACGGCAGCGGCTTCAACAACCAGATCCTGGACGACGCGCTGGTGGGGCTGCTGTCGCGGTTCGACGTCGAAAAGCACAATCGCTTGCCCTATCGGTCGCAGGCCGGCGGCGTGATCGAGCGGTTTCATCAGACGTGGATTTCGGCGGCGCGCAGCCAGTCCGGCTATGTCGGCGTCGACATGGACGCCGAAGCCCGCAAGCGGTGGGATGACCGCGTCAAGGCCGACATCGAGGCGAGCGGGGCGAGCCCGCTGCTGATCTCGTGGGACGACTTCCTGGCCGAGTGCCAGGGCGAGATCGACGACTACAACAGCCGGCCGCATTCCGGCCTGCCGAAAGTGTTCGACGCCGCCACCGGCCGGACACGGCACATGAGCCCGAATGAGGTGTGGAACAGCTGGCTCGCCAAGGGCTGGTCGCCCGACGTCGTCGCGGCCGACGATGCCGATTTCCGGCCGCAGGAAGTGCGGCAGGTGCGTCGCTGCGAGATTCAACTGTTCACGAACCGGTATTTCAGCCTCATGCTCGAGGAGTTCCACGAGCGCGACGTTCTGGTCGCCTACGACATCCACGACGCCTCGCGCGTTTGGGTTTCGACGCTGGATCACCAGCTGATTTGCGAGGCGACTTTCTACGGTAATTCCGTGAGTTACTTCCCGCGCGCCGTGGTCGAGCAGGCCCACGAGAAGCGCGTCGAGAACCGCCTGAAGCGCGTTGACCGCAAGCGCCGGGCGGTCGAGGAAGAACGGGCGGCGCCGGTGATCGAGCTGACGGCCGCTCGGCGGGATCGCATCGAGGCGATGATCGACGTCACCCCGACGATAGCGCCGGAGCCGGCAGCCGAGGTGATCGCCATGCCGGCCGGCCCGAAGCCGGGCGAGCGGCCGCGCTTTAAAACCGACCAGGATATGGCGGCCTGGCTGATCGCCAACCCCGGCGCCGTCACCGATCGCGACCGGGCGCTGATGGCCGAGCGGCTGCGCTCGTGGACCTTCCGTCAGCTCTGCGGGATCGCCGGCGTCGACGCCGATGCGCTCGCCTCCCTCATCAAATCCAGCCACGGGGCTCAAAAATGAAACGTGATTTCGTGCAGTTGTCCAACACCACGGCCTTCATGGACGGCTACGAGCGGGTCGAGCGGCGCGGCGCTCCCGAGAACTGTTTCATGGTGGTCGACGGCAAGCCTGGCTATGGCAAGTCGACGACGGCCCATTGGTTCGCGGTGCAGAACGACCTGCCTTTCATTCGGGCGAAGAAGAACTGGCGGCCGACATGGATGCTGCGCGAGCTGTTGCAAACCATGCAGACGACGCCGGGCTCCAGCCACGAAGTGTTGTTCCAACAGATCATTCAAGAACTTGGCAAACGCTCGGCGATCGCCCGGCTGGCTGAACGTCCCTTTGCGATGATCATCGACGAAGCGGACCACATCATCGGTTCCTCAGCGTTGATCGAAACCCTGCGCGACTTCACCGACCTGATCGAGGTGCCGATCCTATTGATCGGCATGGGCAAAATCGGCGCCGGCATCCAGCGCTACCCGCAGGTCGCTTCCCGCGCCAACGGCAACTTTGTCGAGTTCAAAGCCTTGACGCCTGCCGATACGCGCTTGTTGGTCGAACAGTGCTGCGAGGTTGAGGTCGACGACGATCTTGTCCAGGTACTGCACCGGCACGCCGAGGGCTATGCCCGCGAGGTGATGACGGGCCTCGCCGCGATCGAGCGGGTGGGCAGGCGCCTCGATCGGCCGGTGAGGATCTCGGACATGGTGGGCCAGTTGCTGCTGACCCAGCGCTCGACCGGCACCGACATCATCCTGCGAGGCTGACATGGCTGGCGCCTCTACCATCCAGACCCCGATCGTCGACGCGCTGATGGGCGGCGCCTGCCTGACGACGGCCGCGCTCGTCGAGATGACCGGCTTTGAGGGGCGCCGTGTCGCCGATGCCTGCTGTCGATTGGTGTCGCGCGGTTGGATTGTTCGGCGCGAGCGCGGCTGTTTCGAGCTGTCCGCGGAAGGTCGGCGAGCGGTTGCTGCCGGCGAGACGATCACCGGTGGCCCGACCGGCCCGCTCACGCAGGCTGTCCCGCGCCGGCCGCGCCGCCGCACGGTGCGCGACAAGATGTGGTCGGCGATGCGCGTGCTCGGCAAGGTCAGGATCGCCGACATGGAGACCATGGCCGGCGCCAGCCGCGACAACGCGCAGCGCTATGTCGGCGCCCTCGAAAAGGCCGGATATCTCGTCCGCCTGCGGCCCGAGCCGGGAAGCGCACCGACCTCCAACGGCTATTGCCGTTGGCTGCTGGTCCGCAATAGCGGGCCGGAGGCGCCGGTCTACCGGGCTCTCTCGGCCGACGTCTACGATCGCAACACCGGCGAGATCTACGGCATCGGGGGGGCAAAATGAACCGTGGCCCCATCCCCGGCCGATCGGAGACCGATTTTGTCGGCAAGCTGCGCGCCCGCGTCGCCAATCCGGAGGACTGGATGCTGGTGCTCGCCGAGGAGGCAGGCCGCACCGGCCTCAACGCCCTGGCGCGCCGGATCAAGCTGTCGGCCGGCACCCTGTCGGCTGTGTTGTCCGGCACCTACGGCGCCAAGCCGGACCGCGTCCGCGAGGCGGTGCGCGGCGCGCTGATGGGCGTCACGGTCGCCTGTCCGGCGCTGCACCAGGAGATCGGCCGCGAGGTGTGCATCAAGCATCAGCGCTCGCCGTTGTCGACGGCGTCGCCGTCGTCGGTGCGGCTCTACCACCAGTGCCGCAGCGGATGCCCGCATGCCAACCCCGAGGGAGACCAGCCATGACCGGCCGCTTATCCGTCCGCGCCGTGGTCGAGGCGGTGTCCGGCATTACCGGCGTCCCGGTTGCCGACATCGTCGGGCCGCGACGGACGCTCAAGCTCGTCCGCACCCGGCAGATCGCGATGTACTACGCCAAACGCTATTGCCCGCATCTCACCTATCAGGAGATCGGGCGGCGGATGGGCGCCCGCGATCACACGACCATCATCCACGGAGTCCGCAAGATCGAGGCGGATATCGCCGCGCAGGGCAGCGACGCGACCATGGCGGCCGTCGAGGCGGTGCTCGCACCGGCGCTCGACGTGGTCCAGCGGCTCGACATCGCCGAGCCTGACCTCGACCCGCAGGCCATCGCCGAGCGGGCGATGGACGGCCATGCGATCGCCCGCCTGTCGTACGGCGAGATCCGCATCCTCGCCGAGTTCGCGCTCCACGTGATCGCGGCCGGGCAGTTGGTGACCGGTCCCCCCGAACTTGATCCGGACCAGCCGAGCGAGGCCCTCATCCTGGCAGCCCGCCGGGCGGTGATCGCGCACCGCGATTTCGAGACGGCCCGCTACGGGCACGGCGAGAGATCAGCGGCCGACGCGCTGCGGGCTGCCATCAAGGATCTCCACGCCACCTACGCCGAGATCGCGGGGGCGGTGATCGCTCCGGCTAGACCCGCGTTCAAGGCTTTTTCAAACGCTCATCGAAAGGAGGCCAATCATGGCTAGATCGACCCGTCAGACCACCCGTGGCGCCAACCTACCTGTGCCCCAGACCCGCGAGGAGGCGCAGCAGAGCCTTTCGCGCTACGGCCTCCTCCAGCGCGAGATCGGCCGCATCCAGGCCGACCTGGACGACAAGATCACCGCCCTCAAGGAGGATGCCGAGACCAGGTCCACCCCGTTGCAGGCGGAGTCGGCGTCGATCGTCGAGGGTCTGCGGATCTGGGCCGAGGCCAACCGATCGGCACTCACCGATGGCGGCCGCGTCAAGTTTGCCGCTCTCGGCACCGGCAAGATCAGCTGGCGCTTTCGGCCGGCCAAGGTGTCGATCCGGGGCGTCGACGCGATCATCGAGACGCTGCGCACGCTCGGCCTCGGCCGCTTTGTGCGGACCAAGGAGGAGGTCGATAAGGAGGCCATGCTGCGCGAGCCCGATCTGGCGCGCAGCGTCCCCGGCGTATCCATCGGCTCCGACGGCGAGGACTTTGTGGTCGAGCCGCTGACCAGCCCGCTCTCGGGAGGCGCCGATGCTGCCGCCTGACGTCGAGCCCATCATCACCGGTCGGCGCGGCTACGTCGTCATGGACGAGGCCGACTATCTGGACGGCGTCGTCCTCGACATCGTCGGCGCCGGCGTGACGCTCGCCCTGGTCGCCGGCCTTAGCGGCGGCCTAGTGGGGCTGGTGATCGGCCTGCTGGTCGGATGGGGGATGGCATGATCCAGCCCCTCATCACCGCCGAGCATCTGGAGGCGATCCTGGCCGATGTGCTCCGGCGCGGCGATTATGAGGTCGTCGTCCGCGATGGCGAGCGCGAGTTGCAGCCGGTCGTCGGTCCGGACGTCGCCCGCTACATGACGGCCATCTTGGGCCGCGTGCCGACCCTCAACCTCTACGCGGTCGCGCGCGACATGGAGAGGGCGCTGTCATGAGCTACATCACCCATACCTCCATGGGCAGCTTTTGTGACGCTTGCGGGGCGGTCCTCAGCCAGGAGGAGATCGAATGGGAGTGTTGCGACTGCTGCGGCGGCAAGGGCTTCGGCGCCGAAGACGACGACGATCTCGGCGACGACTGGTTTGCCCCGGAGATGGCGGTCCTTCCGGTTTCGGGAGGCAAGCTATGACCTACTCCTACATCTACCGCACCTACGGGCTGGCCTTCGAGGTCGGCCAGCGCGTCCAGCACGACGAGACCGGCGAGATCGGCGTCGTGGTGAAAGAGGCCCGATCGCACACCCACTACGTCCGGGTGCGGTTCGACGGCCGCAAGTGTCCGGGTCTGTGCCACCCCCAAGCTCTGCGCGTGTTGCGCGAGGAGCCGGCATCGTGACCTTCGTCAGCTACTCCCTCCCGCCCGAGGCCGAGGATCCGCCGCCGACGCGGCGGGACCTCCTCCGGCTGGAGCGCGACGTGCTCCTGCGACAGGTCCGTCCACGCGTGCGCTCCAACCGACAGGAGCGCATCCGCCGACGGATCGCCGACATCACCAGGGCGATCATCCTAGAGGAGACCGGACATGGCTGAGGATTTTAGGCCCGCGACGTTTGATGGCGTCGCCGTGTGGGCCACTCTCACCCCCGATCAGCAGGCCGAGATCGGCGCTCGGGCGCTTGAGTATGTCGTCGCCGCCTGGGTGCTGACCTACGACGGGGATCCCGACACGTCCCTGGCGTGGGCAAGAGCCGGCGAGGCGTCGATCGATGCCGCGCAGATGGAGCTGGAGTCCTGCGTCAACACCCATATCGGGCAGGAGCGCATGTACGACCAGGACGGCAAGCCGCTCGTCCCTAGCGTCGTCGGCATGTTTTGTCGCCGCTGCGGGTGCAGCCAGTACGACGCCTGCGATGGTGGCTGCGATTGGGCGGAGCCCTATCTCTGCACCGCCTGCGCGGACCAGCCAACTGAGGTGGCATGATGGGCGCGCCTACACCCTCCCTCGGCTATGAGAGTCGCACGGCCGCCATCGCCGCCTTACGTGCGGATGGCCTGTCGACGGCGGCGATCGCCGCCCGCATCGGCATCGAGCCCAAGACAGTCTCGGCCCTCGAAGCCTCGGCGGCTCGGGCGACCGGGCTATCCCAGCCGGCGCGCTCCGGTGAACAGCTCGGACGCTCGATCCTTGTGCCCTACCAGGATTACGCCGCACTCCGGCCCCATGCCGCGCGCCGATCCATCACGGTCGACCGGCTCATACGCGCCATCATCGAGATCATCGCCCAGGACGACATGGTCGACGCGGTACTCGACGACGGAGCCGCATCATGACCGCGCTTGCGACCTCCGACCAGATCCGTGCCTTGCAGGCGACCCGGCGGCGGGCCGGCATCGACGATGACGCCTGGCATGCTCGCCTCGACGCCCGCTACGGCGTCGTCAGCACCAAGCTGCTCACCGTCGCCCAGGCCGGCGCCGAATTGGCCAGCCTCAACGCCACGGCGTCCGGTCGGAAATTCCGGCCGTCCGACAAGTCCTACGTGCGGCTGATCTACGCCCTCTGGACCGAGGCCGCCAAGGTCGGCGTCATCCGCGACAAATCCAAGCCCGCCCTGCGCGCCTTTATCGGCCGCCAGCTCCGCGCCTCCGCCGGCGATGAGCCGATCAAGGTGGGGCGCGAACCCGAATTCCTGACGCCGGCCGAGGCGAACAAGGTCAGCGAGGCGCTTAAGGCAATGATCAAGCGCACGAAAGGAGCCTGACCATGGACGTCTCCACCACCACCGACGATTGGATCGACCTCCAGCCACCGAACAAGCCGTCTAAGGCGATCGCTCCCGTTGCACTCGCCCTGCGCAAGATGCGAGATGCGTCCGCCCGTGGCGAGATTTTTATCGAGCGATCCATCCTCGCGATGCTCGGGCTCAAGCACTGGCGCGTCCATGCTCGCCTGGGCAAGGGCGTCAATCGCCACCGGATCGCCATCGTCCCCGCCGACGACGGTGCCTTCGAGCTTAAGGCTGTTGTCAGCCCGAAAACCCGGAATGAGACCACCCGTCACCGTCTCACCCTGCCGCCGATCGACAGCTTCCCGGACATAACCCTGCCGGCCGAGGAGCGCCCTTACGAAATCGGCAATATCGGCAACACGAAGATCCTGCTGATCGATCTCCCATCCATGTGCTGGAAGCCGGACCTGAAGGCGCGGGAAGAAGAGAAGTTTGCGAAGCGGAGGGCCGCGAAACATGGTTGAATTCCGCGCGCCCAAGCCGCAGTTCAGCCTCGCGACCCGCCGGGGCCACGTCAACCGCATGGCTAATCTGATGACCACGCACAACAAGCGCGAGGTCGGTGGCCGCCGCCTCCGCGAGGAGGAGGCCGTGCTGATGGAGCGGCACACGGCCGACGTCATCGGGACTTTCAACTGGCTCATGGACAACGAGGCGGCGATCACCGCCTGGCTCGCCCTGCCGGCCGAGTATCGGGCGGCGATCCTGGCGGCGCCGGAGGCCGCGGTCGCGGCGGCGACCAAACGGGCGGAGGCATGGCTCAAGGATATGGAGGCGGGCGATGTCTGACCCGATCAGCCTGTGGGATCATGTCATCCCTGCTGGCCGGGCTGAGTTCGAGGGGCTCTCCTGGACCAAGCTGTCGCGCATCTTCGGCGAGGACTTCGGGGCGTACATCCTGGTGGTCTACGGCGTCGTCGTGACCGACGAGGCGGGCTGGATCACTGGAGTGTACCATGAGCGTGACGGTACCCGGCTCTGGGTGCTGGCGCATGGCGTAGCGGCGCTGGACGAGCGTCTGTATTCGACGCCGACCTCCAAGTTTGGTGACGCGCAACTCCAGAATTTCGAGCGGTTCCGGGAGATGGTCTACGTGGCGCTAGGCACCGCGCATCCGCTTGGTCTGCTGGAGATCCTATCTGTGGACGCCGCATTCAGCGGTAGCCGCGCCACACTCAAGGCCGCCATCGACTGGTTTATCGGCCGGCCCGCCTGGGAGCGCTGGTACGCGGCCTATCAGGAGAGCCGGCTGAGCGCCGCGCATCTGTTCGGAGGGCGGGCAGCATGACCTGGCCCTTCGGGGGGTTGACGCCCTACAAATACGGCGCGCTGCTGGTCGATCCGCCCTGGTCGTATGTCATGCGGTCGGAGGCCGGTTACGCCAAGAGTCCAGAGGCGCACTACGAGACGATGTCGATCGACCGGATCAAGCGCCTGCCGGTCGGCGACCTTGCCGGCCCGGACTGTCTGATCTGGCTCTGGTCGACGTGGCCGCATCTGCCGCTGGCGCTCGAGGTGATGAGCGCCTGGGGCTATCGGTACAAGACCGGCGGCGCCTGGCACAAGCGCACGATCACCGGCAAGACGGCCATGGGCACCGGCTACGTGCTGCGCTCGGCCACCGAGCCCTATCTGATCGGCACCATCGGCAACCCCATCTACCGGTCGCGCTCGGTGCGCAACGTCATTGCGACGGATGTCGACGAGAGCGGTCTGCCGTCGGCGCTCGACGGACTGCGCCGCGAGCACAGCCGCAAGCCGCCGGAGGCCCGGCAAGCGATCGAGGCATTGCTGCCGGACGTCTGGCGCGCCGAACTGTTTGCCCGCGAGGCATGGCCGGGCGGCGACGTCTGGGGCAACCAGACCGATCATTTCGAGGATAACAGTAATGTCTGAGGAAAACCGAATGCCGGCGCCGTGGGCCGCTATCGAACACCCGGAAAGCTTCGAGGTCCGGGACGCCTCCGGCCAGCGCCTGGTCTACATCTATTTCGAGGACGAACCCGGCCGCCGGCGAGCTACCGGTCGAATCTCTAAGGAGATGGCCCGGCGGCTGGCGTCGCAAATCACCAAGCTCCCCAAATATATCGCCAACGCGAGGGATGAGCCGTGATCCACGTCACCGACCACGCCCTCCTGCGCTATCTCGAGCGCGTCCACGGCGTCGACATCGAGGTGTTCCGGGCCGCCTTGCGCGCCACGGTCGGCGAGGCCGCCATCGCGGCCGGCGCGGCGATCGGCGGGTCCTATGCCGTCAAGGCCGGCCGGCACGCCTACATCTGCCAGGGCGAGACGGTGATCACCGTGGTGCCGCGGTGCGCCGCCACGACGTCGATCGGAGGCACCCGGTGAGCGAGCAGCTGCCGCCTCCGACGCCTGATCTCAAAGGGCTCTGCGATCTCTGCGGATCGCGGGAGGCGGCGCTTGCGCTGATCGAGGCGCACGGCGGCACGGCGATCTACGTGCCGCACCGGCGCGAGAAGACCGACCTCCTGGAAACGATCGACGCCGAGCTGATCGAGCGCTTGCAGCGGCGCTATGCCGGCGACTGGATGCGCGTGCCGCTGGCGCAGGCCTGGCGCATCCAGATCTACCGGGGCCGCGGCATGACGATCCGCGACATCGCCCGCCGGCTCACCATGACGGAGGGCGGGGTCTACAAGTCCTTGCGGCTGGCCGGCCTCTCGCATAGTCTCTCCGATGCCCGCGCCGCCAAGCCGAGCGCCGGCCAGCAGCTCGACCTCCTCGGTCCTTCCGGCTGACACCCCTGCCGCCGCAGGGGTGATTATCCCCCTCCCGAAATCGCACTCTCGCCTCGACAACACGAGGCGACGATGACCATCCAGCAAATCGACGGCAAGGCACTGCTCCGGGCGATCGCCCCGGCCGTCCGCGGCTACAAGGGCACGCGCCAGGGCCAGATCATCGATCACCTTGCGGAGATGCTGCCGGAGGTGCTCGACCTCGCCGGCGCCGATACACCCGCCCGCATCGCCTATTTCCTAGCGCAGGTCGGCCACGAGAGCGACGGCTACTCGGCGGTCGAGGAGTACGCCTCCGGCGCCGCCTACGAGGGGCGACGCGACCTCGGTAACACCCAGCCGGGAGACGGTATCCGCTACAAGGGGCGCGGCCTCATCCAGTGCACTGGGCGGGGCAACTACCGGACTTTCGGCAGTTGGACCAAATCCTGGCGGTTCGGTGCGCGTGATTTCGAGGCGCAGCCGGAGCTGGTGGCCGTCTTTCCCTGGGCGGCCTACTCGGCCGCCTGGTACTGGACCGTCCACGATCTCAACCGCTTTGCCGACGCTGACGATCTCGCCGGCGCCACGCGGGCCATCAACGGCGGCCTCAATGGCATCGCCGATCGGCGAGCCTATCTCGCCCGCGCCAAGCGCGCCGTCGCCCAGGCGATGGCCGATGCCATGCCGACCGCGCCGACGCTGCCGACGCTGCGGCGCGGCTCGGACGGCGATGCCGTCGAGACACTCCAGCGGACGCTCAACCGCATCTATGCGCCGTCGCTGACGCTCGCCGTCGACGGCGATTTCGGGGCGGCGACGGAGCTTGTCGTCAAGCATTTCCAGGGTTTTCGCAGCCTCAAGCCCGACGGCATCGTCGCCGCCAAGACCTGGGCGGCGCTCAAGCCCTATCTCCAGGAGAGCTGATCATGACCCCCTACATCCTGC